AGCCAAGTCGAATACGTCAATATGCGTCAATGTAAAGACGACATTAAAAAAAGCGAACAATTAGTAATTGGAGCTATATTTGACTATTATGGTGACGAGCCAATAGATCACATGGTCAAAGCATCATGTTTTAATGGAGCTTAATATGAGAAAACTGCCAAAAGAAAAGTTTGTTATCCATTGTAAGGAAACAAAGTATTATGTGGTTGATATAGAAGCTGACAACTATGATGAAGCCGTTAAGAAGTGGCAAATCATAGCTAAAAGGCGGGATTATACCACCATACACAGCGAAATGGAAACCACTAGTGTGAGCCAAGAAGTATGATAGATATAAAAATAGGAGATTGTCGGGAAGTGTTAAAAACCTTGCCCGATAAGCATTTTCAAACGTGTATAACAAGCCCACCATATTACGGGTTGCGAGATTACGGAACGGCAAGCTGGGTAGGTGGATCGGAGAATTGTTCGCATGAAGGCGACTCGCTGGGAAACAATCGGAACTTTATAGATGAAGGTGGTAGAGGTAGCAATAAATCTATTTTATCCACAGGCGACTGTGTAAAATGTGGTGCAAAACGCATAGATTCACAGATCGGTCTGGAGAAAACACCCGAACAATTTGTCGAGTCGCTGGTCAATGTGTTCCGTGAAATCAAGCGAGTGCTTAAAGATGATGGAACTCTATGGTTGAATTTGGGAGATAGTTACTCAAGTGGAGGAAGAACAACAACAACAAATCAATCGGTTCGGGGCGACAAAGATTATGGAGTTACCAGACCACCACCTGTAGAAGGCATCAAACCTAAAGATTTGTTCGGTATTCCCTGGCGAGTGGCATTTGCCCTGCAAGCTGACGGGTGGTATTTGAGGCAAGATATAATCTGGCATAAACCTAATCCAATGCCCGAAAGCGTACAGGATAGATGCACAAAAGCCCATGAATATATATTTCTGCTTAGTAAAAGTCCGCATTATTATTTTGATAATGTCGCTATTAAAGAAGAAACAATTACATTCGATAATTCCAATCGGGATCGAGACACAACAAAGCTGAATAACACGCCTGGTCGTACAAAAATGGCTGGTTTAAAGACTAATCAATATGAAACTAGGAACAAACGTAGCGTCTGGACTGTTCCTACAAAGCCTTATAAAGAAGCTCATTTTGCCGTGTTTCCAACTGATTTAATCGAACCATGCGTTCTTGCTGGGTCAAGTGCGAAGATTTGTTCGGGTTGCGGAACTGCGTACAGGAGAGAAATGGTTACAACTGACGTTCCTGACAGAATTGTTCGGGAGCATATGGTCGGAGTTATTCCCAAAAGAGATAAGCCTTCTCGTATGAACAGCAAGGATATGCTGTCGCTAACGAAGGAAGATAACGGGTTTGTTAAGCAATGCGAGTGCGATACTGATAAAACCGAACAAGATCGGATTATAGATCCATTCGGGGGATCGGGAACAACTGCTCTTGTGGCTGACAGGCATAATAGAGATGCAACTGTTATCGAACTTAATGAAGAATACATTGGAATAGCAAAAAAGAGACTGGAAGGTGACGCACCATTGTTCGCAAAAGTGGAGGTAAGCTAATGGCTAAAAAGAAACAGGAGAATTGTTCGCTATGTAAAGAAAAAATTGTCGCTGGTATGGAACTGCATATGAATAACCGAACAATTTGTCTGGGGTGCGCCGTTGAGAAAGGAATTGCACAACAACTGCATACACCAATTAATCATATGCTTGACTGCGAATATGATGTGGATTCATGTGCCGAATGTTTCTTAAATCATAGAGATATGATGACCCATTTAGGCTATATATGCACGGAGTTAGGCACGTTCTATAAACGAACAAATGACCCCAAAATTGTGGTGCTTTATGAGTGATTTACTTACCAACTTACCAACATACACGGGAAGTAGATTTGTTCGGTAAGTGCTAAGTCATTGAAATTGTTCGGTTTTTGGAAGCAACTTACGGAGGTTACTTCTTACTACGGTAAGTTAATTTTAGGTTGTAAGTCATTGATTTTGCTCCTACTTTTTTACTTACCGAACTTCCCCCCTAAAGGGGGTATAAGAGGGTGGTAAGTAAACCACCCATCTTACCCCTAGTAAACTAGTAATGAAATGGAGATAAAACAAGATGCCAAAAGTAGCGGAGAACTTAACGAAGGAACAACGATTAGCTGGTTGGAAAAGACTGACTGATAAACAACAAGATTTTTTGAACAACTTTATGCACAAGGATATGACGCAGACCGCATCAGCGAGATCAGCGGGGTATTCTAATCCTGGCGTTGACGCAGTAAGGTTGTTGCGTAATCCTGTCGTGCAAGAGCGTTATCAGGAAATGCGTGACGAGGCGAGAACGAAGTTTGGAGTCACTATCGATAAGTCGGTTCGGGATTTACTCAAGATGCGTAACGAAGCATGGGAATCGGGGAAATTTGGTGAGGCAATTAGAGCGGAAGAACTGCGATTAAAGGCTACGGGATTACTGGTTAATAAAGCTCATGTGCTACATGAACGCACAGACAGTCTGACAAGGGAAGAAATACTGGCAAAACTACAGGAATTCCAAGACATAGCCCAGAAACGCATGAAAATAGCCACAAAGACCCATAAAGACCCAGATGTGATAGAGCAAACTAGCGTGAAACCCATAAAATAGCGATATTACTTAGACGTGGTAGGCAAACGGTCGGGGAATTGTTCGGGCTTTTTCCTGTATACGCAGCGGGATCGGGGTGATCGGGGCGTAATCGGGGCAATTGTTCGGCTTCGGTGCGTAATCCGCCTGGATCTGATCGGGATCGGACTGCAGCGGGGATTATATACCGTACAATTGTTCGGGGAGTTACAGGTTCTCCTGGTTACGCAGCGAGAATCGGGATCTACCTGGCTGTGCAGCCGTCCTGAATGAACAATTGTTCGGTAAAAACGCCTGAAGGCCAGCTTTCTTCCAGGCAGATCGGGCTGCCACAGGCCCGTCCAGGTAAAAAACCAGACAATTGTTCGAGCGCAGCAGGTGATACTCCTGGCATGGCTGGCTGCAGGTGAACAATTGTTCGGCACGGCTGCCTGGAAAGAAACGCAAAAAAAAAGAGCGGGAAAACCAAGACCCACTCTTTTACTTTTTTTAAATCAAACAAAGGAAATGCTTAATAAATTATATATAGTAACTGTTGCTAATCATGTCAAGAAAATAAAAATAAAAAAAAATATTTATTTGTTTGACAGGTATTGTAATGATTGCTATAACATTATTAACTTAAACAAACACAAGGAACTCAGCCAATGAATACAGTTTATCAAGATAGCATACAAGGAACTAAATTCACTAAGACAAGCGATACAAGTGGAATACATCTTCAGGGTAATGTTGGAGCAACTTACCATGAGCTTGTAGAAATATTCGGAGAGCCAAACAGATACGAGCCAGACGGCACAACACACAAAGATAATAAAGTAGATGCTCAATGGTCAATCAGATTTGAAGATGGCACAGTAGCGACAATATATAACTATAAGAACGGACTTAATTACTTAGGAGCAGAAGGCAAGAGAGTCAGCGAAATATCTATGTGGAATGTCGGTGGAATTGATGAGAAGGCCGTGACGATGGTCAATGACGAAGTTATTGACTGGACACACAGACTTCTTGACACTGGCAAATCTACGAACAATTTAGTTGCATCTTAATTGTTCGGAAATCGGATCGGGGATTTATTCCCTGATTCTTTTTATCCACAGGTCGAACAATTGTTCCACCTGTAAGACCCCCGTCCTGACCTGTAACCAGACAATTGTTCGCACCTGTACGGCCGCAGCAGGAAAAAAGTTTTTTATGTCATATGATATATTTTTTTATTTTTATTTAATTTAGGGGTTGACAGTGTTAGCAATGATTGCTATATATATATTATATTGATTCGTTAAGTGCGTAGAAACATAAAAAAAATACCACTTGAATTAGTATAATACGACAAACGCTCAAAGTTTCGGGGTGGGGGTTCACAGAGCTAAAATAGAACTCCCCCACATAACTATAACAAAGGGGAAAGCCAATGAAGAAATATAATGGACACAGAAGTTGGAACGCTTGGAACGTATCACTATGGTTGAGCAATGACGAAAGCTCTTATTTTTACGTTATGAACTCTATAACATACTACGGGCTAAAGAAAGCCATCATTATGTTGAGCAGAGAGTGGGCGGGTAAGAAAACACCTGACGGAGCGATATATAACAAGATTTCAATTAAGTTAGCGCTGGAGGGGCTGGCAGAATAAAATTGTTCGGGGATCGGGGAACGGGGGCTGCGGCCTCCGTTTTTTTTGCTTCCAGCTCGAACAATTGTCTCCCCCCTCCCCCCTGCTGTCAATAACTTGCTGTCAAACCTGAAACCGAACAATTGTTCCAGTTGTAACGCCTGGCGTACCAGGAACAAAAAGTTTATTTAGCTGTTGACATGTGTGCAATCATTACATATAATAAGGTTATTAATCAGCCAAAGGAGATACAAATGGCAATATACATAGCTTATGGTGCAAACCTGAATAAGAAAAACATGGCGGTAAGGTCGCCTGATGCGATTCCAGTTGGGAGTACAAACTTACTGGGTTACAAACTAGTCTTTAATAACGTGGCCAGTATTGTTCCATCAGAGCATGATTCCGTTCCAGTAGGACTGTGGAAGATATCCATGCAAGACGAAAGAAAACTTGATGTTTATGAGGGTTATCCGAATCTTTACAGGAAAGAATATATAGACCTTTCGTACATGGGATTCAGTCAAGGACTTGTTTACATAATGAACTACGGAGGACAGGCCGTTCCGAACAAAAGTTACTTCAACGCAATCAAAGAAGGCTACGCTGACTTCCAGCTAGACACCGAACAATTAATAAGCGCAGTGCTGGAAGCGTTTGATTACGAGAAAGATAGCGGCAGAGTCATACAAACTAGAAGAGGCGGAAGGTCATGGAGGTAAATTGTTCGCTTCCCAACCTGTGAAAAAGTCCAGCCGAGAAAAGCGTGCTGGGCTTTTTCTGGAAGACAATCGGACAATTGTTCGGATCGGGCTGGACGCTGATCGGGGATCGGGGATTCCGACCGCTGCCTAAACCACTTTCTAGATCCTCCCCCCTATATACTCCTAATGAAAATTTAATTAACTTGTTAACCAATATTGTCAAGAGGTAAAGCAAAAAAAGTTCCTTAGTAAAAACAAGGACTTAGCAATTTAATTTTTTCCAGGTATTGTAATCATTACCTTAATAACCAAATAAGATGCAGGCGAACAATTTCGTCTAAAAACCAAACTTAAACAATACAAACAAAGGAAAAAAGATAATGACATTTAATACATTAAACACTGACAGAAATATATTTGATAACCAAAATTTTGCATTTGGTGTAGAGCCTGAATTTAATACCGTTGGATTTGGTGCAATGAACCGCCATAACAATTCACTTGGCCTTGATAAAATTGTTGGGCTTCAATATGTTTACGACGGTTCAAGAGTAGACGGTGAGGGCCGCTTGCCAATACTTTCAAATTCTCAAAAATCTTATAATTATTTAAAAGCGGTTCTAGAACAATTGACCGCCAAGGCCGCAACAGTAAATTGGACTTGTTCAGTTCATATACATTTATCAAGACGGCCAATAACAATCGATCCAAATGAATTTCATGACAAATCAATTGCTCACACTGAAAGAACAAATCAAGCGTTACCGTCTAGAAATAACGTAGATTATTTTGGTGAAGCAATACCTTTAGAAATATTAAAAGACGTTGGATATAGAGTAAGCAAAAATATATCTCAATATAATTCATTTCTTGCACCGTCTAGAATTGACGACGGCGGTTATGCTAATAATGCAATGCGAAGCGCAGGCCAAAAAAACGGTTATTTTTGCAAGAAACCTTTAGATCATAACATGATAAAAAATACTGAATGTACTTGGCACAAACTAAAACGTGTAATCTCACCAAATGGTAAGTTTTCCGCAATTAATGCTAATCATTGGGATGATTACGAAACCGTAGAATTTAGGTCTCACGGTGGTACTTTAGAAATTGATAAAATTTGGCCTTACATGATGTTTTTATCCAACATGCAAAAGCACAGTATTATAAACCGCCATAGTCAAATACAAGCGGTACAAAATACACCGCCTTACATTGGTCGCAGTGAGTATACAAGGCAGTCTTTAGCCTATCAAGTTATGAGACGTGTTGGAGGTGCAACAACTCAACAAATCATGGATGCAAGCGGTATACAAACCGCTCAACGTGTGCGGTCAATGATAAGTGAACAAATTAGACCACGTCTCGAAAGAGAATTTGGTAGAGATATATTGATTACTCATAATCAACAACACTATAACCACCGTTACAGTGCTTCTCAAGGCCGTTACGATCTAAATGGTTATGAAATACCATTACAAGTAAACAATGGTTCTGACGGTGTTGCATTCTCCAGTAATGGCGGTACTGATTTATTACTTGGATTAGATAGTTATTATAAATCAAACTTAAAACCTTTTAGAATATAGGTTAAATTATAGACCTCATAATTAATTTTATGAGGTCTATTTTTTTGTCTAAAATTTATTGATGACATCGAACAATTGTAATTAATATATTAGATCATACAATTGTTCTAAGTCTTTGATTTTGCTGGATTAAAACGGGGCCTATAGCCCCACCATACCACCAAATTTATATATTTTTCCAGCAAAATCTTCTACACCAAGTTCCCCTGATACAACCCCCATCATTTTTAAAACACGACCCAAAAAAAATTTTATAAAAAAAATCTTGCACTTTTTAGTAGTGATTGCT